GACACAGCGTATAGTGTTAGTGTATATATAACGTTCCCCACCCATAATGTTATGAAAAATAGAAATGGCTAACCTCAGTCACCTCTCTGAAGGTGAGATGAAAGAGATTTTGATGTTGCAGGAGCGTTTGATGCTTCTTGATACGCAGCACAAGGCCAAGGACTCGTTCATGGAGTACATACGGTACATCTGGCCGGGCTTCATTGAGGGTGATCACCATCGGATTATTGCGGATAAGTTGACTCGTGTGGCGAAGGGTGAGTTGAAGCGGTTGATTGTGAACATGCCGCCCCGTCATACGAAGAGTGAGTTCGCGTCTATCTACTTTCCATCGTGGGTGATGGGCTTGAATCCTGACATGAAGATCATGCAGACCACGCACACGGCTGATTTATCGATCAATTTTGGTCGCAAGGTGCGTAACCTGATGGATTCGGACGAGTATTCTAATATTTTTCCCAAGGTATCCTTGGCCTCTGACTCAAAAAGTGCTGGAAAGTGGCAAACGAGTCAGGGTGGTGAATATTTTGCAGCCGGTGTGGGTGGTGCCATAGCGGGTAGAGGTGCAGATTTGCTGATTATTGACGATCCGCACTCTGAACAGGACGCGATGTCGATCAATCTGCTGGATTCTTGTTACGAATGGTACACATCGGGGCCAAGACAGCGACTTCAGCCTGGTGGTTCTATTGTAATTGTGATGACCCGGTGGAATACGGCGGATTTGACGGGTAGGTTGCTCACTAGGCAGACAGAAACGCACTCTGACCAGTGGGAAGTGGTTGAATTGCCTGCGATTTTTGAAGATTCGGGCAATGTGTTGTGGCCAGAGTTCTGGAAGAAGGAGGAATTGGATGCAGTTAAGGCGTCGATCCCTGTTTCCAAGTGGAATGCGCAGTATCAGCAGAATCCTACGTCGGAAGAGGGTGCGATTATCAAGCGGGAGTGGTGGCAGCTATGGGAAGCTGAAGATCCTCCTGCGTGTCATTATGTTATTCAGTCGTATGATACGGCGTTTTCTAAGAAGGAGACGGCGGACTACTCCGCTATCACCACATGGGGCGTGTTTTCGCCGCAAGAGGGCATGGGTGATGCGATTATTTTATTGGATGCGCAGAAAGGTAGGTGGGACTTTCCTGAGTTGAAGGCAGTTGCGCAGGAGCAGTATGTAGAGTTCAACCCGGACATGGTTTTGATTGAGGCCCAGGCGAGTGGCACGCCATTGACGCACGAGTTGAGGGCGATGGGGATTCCTGTGGTGAATTACCGGCCTTCCAGGGGCAATGACAAGATGACTCGTGTGCATGCGGCGAGTCCTGTGTTTGAGGCTGGGATGGTATGGGCGCCTGACCGTATTTTTGCGGACGAGGTGATTGAGGAATGCGCTGCATTTCCGTTTGCACCGCACGATGATTATGTAGACACTACGACGCAGGCGATATTAAGATTCCGGCAGGGTAACTTCATCAATCTTTATTCTGACGAGGATGAAGAAGAAGTATACCGAGACAAGCGCGCATATTACTGAGGAGATCTATCATGGCAAAAGCTAAATCTGTTGCAAAAGGTATTAGCTCGTTATTTGACGATGCTTTTGAAAAAGTTGGAACGGCAACCACTCGTGGTGCCCAGCGACAAAAGAAAAAGAAATCTAACGTTTTTCAAAGAGACGCTAAGACTGGCCAAGTTCGCTCTGTCACTCGCGGTGAGAGAGTCAAGCGAGGTCAGAAGGTAACGGGTGGTGCGGCAGCAGCAGGTGCTGGCGCTGCGGCAGGATCTGCGGCCATGGCTGACAAAGGTGGTAAGAAAGAATCTACCAAGGTTGGCAAGATGAAGCGCGGTGATTCTGTCAAGCGCACTGAGACTCCTAAGAAGGCTGGCGCAACCCGTGGCGAGCGAAAGCAGAAGACTAACCCTCGCGGTTCATCTGTTGGCAGAGGCAGGCCGATAGGTGGTACGGCTCCTGGTATCATGACTGATCCATCAAAGCTTCCTCCTAAAAAGCCATCTAAACCAACAACTTCATCTAAACCAACAACTTCTTCTAAGCCCACTACTGCGGCCAAGCCTGAGAAGAAAGAAGAGAAGAAGAAGCGTCGATTTACTTCTCCTGCTAGTGGCAGGGGCCGTCGTATTGTTCGCCGCATGGGCGGCGGCATGATGAAATCCAAGATGGCGTCTAAGGGTGGTGCGAGGGGTGGCAAGCGCATGCCCACAGGTATGAAGAGAGGCGGATCACTTGAGATGACCATGGTTAATGGTCGTAAGGTTCCTGCATTTGCTGCAGACGGCAAAGGCGCCAATGATTTGGCCAAGAAGCAAGCTGGCGGCATGATGAAGTCGAAGATGGCTTCAAAAGGTGGCGCGAAAGGCGGACGCAGGCCCGGTGGTATGCAGGCTGGCGGCATGGCCAAGAAGACCAAGAAAGGTTACGCCTTGGGTGGTATGACCAAGAAAGGAATGGCCAAAGGCGGTGCTATGACCAAGAAAGGAATGGCCAAAGGCGGGCCCGTCAAGAAGAAGGCTGTCTCGCGCAAGCCTCGCGGCGTAGGTGCTGCGCTTCGTGGATACGGCAAGGCGATGAAAAAATGAGCAAAGTAAAATCTTTAAAAAAAGCTTTAGCTAAAGTTACTAGGTCTGTAGAGAAGGCAAATAAAAGCTCTAAAGGCAAAGAATCAAAATTAGAGGAAGCTGTTAAGCAGATTGAAGATATGTCAAAAAAGCCTGCATTTGTCAGGTTGAGACAAATGGCAAACAAAAACAGAAAAAGAAAAGGTTTGCCGCTAAAGCCAGAGCTCTCTGATATACCTGAAGCCCGTCAAAAGATGCTGACGCCTGCACAAAAGAGGCGTGCTCGCAAAACTCAGAAAGACTTGGGGCCATCTGCCCGCAGAGACATGAAGGATGCCAAGCCGCCCGTTGAGAAGTCAGAGGGTGGTATGGCGACAAGCCGATCTCGCAAACCCAGAGGAGTGGGTGTAGCATTACGAGGCTACGGAAAAGCACTCAAGTAAACTAAGATAGACTAAAAACAAAAGGATCAGTTTTGCCATATCTGCAAAGCAACATCCCGCACTTCAAGTGCTGGGTGAGAAGAGAGTACACACACAACCATCAGAAATATCACGGCGAGTTCTTACACGCGATGGCAATCGCTGTGACCACCATGCCCACGAGGTGCTTGAGTTTTCAAGTAATCTTTACTGGCTGTGAAGTCGATGACGAAGAGGATGAAGTGAATGTGCATGGTGGGGCCATGTGGGCGAGGATGCCGATCACTGCTTTGGTGGCGGACACACCGTTTGAAGACTGGCCTATCCCTATGGCGGTACATGATGCCCAGCCTTGGGACTGTTCTTCTCACACTCATGCTGTATACGTTCTAGATCGCGCTACGCCATGCCCTTGGCTTGCCAAGATCGATGGCAATATGTACCCGGCCAAGTATCTGTTTACGGTTGATTATGCGGAGAATGAGATCGCTGATGATCCTGCGCAGCATAAGCAATCGCATGTGATGGAGTTACTTGATGCTGGCGAGTGGACTGGGAATATAGTAGCTTTGCCCAACAACAGGGTGCGAGTGACGCATCCTGCGTGGTTTGAGACTGGCAGTGGGGCACCTGACTTCAAGCCTTCTCAGCACATTCACTACAGCAAGTCGGACTTGGATTACACGCTTGATGTGAATCGTATCTTCGATAACTTGTACGCGGATAGTGGCCACGATACTGAGGACGAGTAAACTCAAGAAGGGCATGCCATGGCCATAGAGCGCGGTGTAGATGACGTTGATATCGATGAGTTAGGGATCGAGGACAACACCAAAGAGATTGAAGTTGGGTCAGAGTCTCCTGAAGATCTGATGTTTGATGGGATGGATGATGAAGATGCCGCGCTCATGGACGATGGCACCATGGTGTTTGGCGAAGATGAGCTTCGTGAAGACATCCCTCTTCCGTTCAATGCCAACCTTGCTGAAGTCATTGATAAGTCTGATCTGGGCAGAATTTATTCTGACTTGATGGGTGACATTGATGACGATAAGTCATCGCGCAAAGAGTGGGTTGATCAGTATACCGAGGGCTTGAAGTTCTTGGGCATGAAGTTTGAAGATCGCACTGAGCCTTTTGAGGGCGCATCTGGTGTGATTCATCCGCTGCTTGCGGAATCTGTGACGCAGTTTCAAGCACAAGCATACAAAGAATTATTACCTGCTGGTGGCCCTGTTAAGACCATGGTCATGGGTATGGGTACGCCGCAGACTGATCTACAGGCGGCTCGTGTTCAGGAGTTCATGAACTATCTGATCACTCAGGAAATGAAGGAATACGATCCTGAGACTGATCAGTTGTTGTTTTACTTGCCTTTGTCTGGCAGCGCGTTTCGCAAGGTTCACTTTGACCAGTCACTAGGCCGTCCTGTTTCTCGCTTTATTCCGTCTGAAAAGCTGATCGTGCCTTATGGCACCACCAGTCTTGATAATGCGGTGCGTATCACGCATGTGATTGACATGTCGATGAACGAAGTGCGCAAGCTTCAGCAGACGGGCTTTTATCGCAAGACCAAGATCTCTGGTGAGTCTGATGACTCGACGTATTCGTCTACGGATGTTGAGGAAGAGATTGATGAACTGCAGGGCGTGAAGCCATCTGGTAGCTCTAGCGATTATGAAGCAGAGCTTATGGAAGTTCACGTTGAGCTTGATATCCCTGGCTTTGAAGATAAGGACGCGCAAGGTGAAGAAACAGGTATCAAGTTACCGTACATCGTCACGTTACTCCCCAGGCAAAATACGATTCTTTCGATACGCAGGAACTATGTCGAAACGGACATTATGCGCCGTCGTATTGACTACTTTGTGCATTACAAGTTTCTGCCAGGTGTTGGTTTTTATGGTTTTGGTCTGACCCATATGATTGGTGGATTGTCTCAGGCATCCACTTCTATTCTGCGTCAGCTGATTGACGCTGGCACGCTGGCGAATTTGCCAGCAGGTTTCAAGGCTCGTGGTATTCGTATTCGTGATAGCGATGTGCCACTGCAGCCTGGTGAGTTTAGAGATATGGATGCCCCCGGCGGGTCACTGCGTGATGCGCTGATGCCTCTGCCTTTTCAGGAACCAAGCGGCACGTTACTGCAATTACTTGGTATGTTGGTGGATGCGGGCCGTCGTTTTGCTTCTGTAGGTGATATGCAGGTTGGCGATGGTAACCAGCAGGCGCCTGTCGGCACCACGATTGCGTTACTTGAGCGTGGCACTAAGGTGATGAGCGCGATACACAAGCGCATGCACTACAGCCAAAAGGTTGAGTTCAATATTCTTGCACGGGTGATCAAAGAGTCACCGATCAAAGCGTATCCGTATCAGATTGCTAGTGGTCAGCAGCAGTTGTTGGCGCAGGACTTTGATGATCGTATCGACATCATTCCTGTATCTGACCCGAATATCTTCTCCATGAGCCAGCGTGTGATGCTTGCTCAAGAGATGATGCAGATGGTTCAGTCGAACCCTCAGATCCATGGGCCTCAAGGCATGTATGAGGCGTATCGTCGTATGTATGAGGCGATGGGTATACAACAGATTGAGCAGGTGTTACCACCACCTCCACAACCACAGCCTGTGCCGCCTAGTATAGAGAATTCAAACTTCTTGCAGATGCAGCCTGCACAAGCATTTCAAGAGCAGAATCACGAAGCGCACATGGATGCACATATTGCTTTGTTTAAGACGCCGCTTGTGTCTTCTGCTCCTCCAGGTCAACAGCAAGTCATGGCTATGATTCAGGCGCACATCTATCAGCACATTGATTTCAAGGCACGCGAGATGGCTCAGCAAGACCCTGAGATCAAGCAGATGGAACAACAGATGCAGCAGACTCAACAGCAGATGCAGCAAGAAGCTCAGATTGATCCGATGGCTGCGCAACAGGCTCAGATGCAGATGCAGCAGATGCAACAACAGATGCAGTTGATCATGGAGGACAAGGTCGCTGAGATCACTATGCAGCTAACAGAGCAGTTGATTCCAGAGCTTGCACCGACACAGCAAGATGATCCTTTGGTTAATTTGCGTGACCGTGAGCTTGATATCAAAGAAGCAGATCTGCAGCGTAAAGCAAGCGAAGCTGATCGACGCATTGATCTGGAAAGTGAGCGTATTGATAACGCTGCAGACATGGCTGATGAGCGCATGGACTTGCAGAAAGAGATTGCTGACATGAAGGACGATGTGGCTCGTGAGCGAATAGGCTTGCAACGTTCTGCACAGATGGCTAAAACTGCAGAGAACATTGCCAAAGATTTTTTCAGGCAGTAAATCAAAAGAGGGATTTACAATGAGTTCAGTAAGACAGAAGATGGCCGCAGTTCAAAAGGCCGTCAACAAAGCAGAGGAAAAGCTCCGTCTTGGCGAAGAGTCAACTCCTGCACCTGTTGAAGATAAGGTTGAAGAAGTTGCGCAGCCAGCACCAGAGAAGAAGGCAGCACCTAAAAAGAAGGTTACTCCAAAGGCCAAAGCTAAAGCCAAATCAACACCAAAAGGTAAGAAGTCATGATCAAGCGTCAAACAAGTTTTCCCCAGCCAAAGGTCACTGATAGCAAGGTGTCTATCAAAGATCAGGGTACGGTGAACTATGCAAAGAGCGAGTCTGTAGCTACGCCCACTTCTTCTGCTCCTTACGGCGCAGGTGAGATGCGTGGTGGTGGTGCAGCGATTCGCGGTAAGAAGTTCAGCGGAATCTTTTAACCTCCATATTTGCACCTAGGATGCAGAACAATTATTCACAAAGTCCTTTCGGTAGGTACTAATTATGCGCGGCGGAAGACGAAGCAGATCTAGAAAGACAGCAGCCAAAGAAGAGCCTATTGTTCGTGTTGCGCCTACAAGAAGAAGCCGCGCCAAAGTGCGTCGGCCTTCTCGACCTGTTACGCCAAGAAGAAGGGCGGTTGCTCCTAGAGTAGAAACACCCAAGCCTGTTGCAAGAAGAAAGCCTGCACCACCTAAGCCAGTAGTTCGCAGAAAGCCTACTCCACCGAAGCCTGTTGCAAGAAGAAAGCCTAAGCCTGCAGCTAGTAAAAGACCAACTGCGCCTAAGATTCCTGAGAGCGTTCAAAAAAGAATTGAAGAGATGATAGCTTCAGGCCGAATGAAAGCGCCTGCGCTTAAAAAGCCTGCCCCTAAGAAGACTGTCGCTAAGAAAAAACCGGTGCCCCCCAAAGTCACACGGCCTAAGCCAGTTGCTCGTCGTAAGCCTGCAGTTCAACCTGTGCGTAAGCCAAAGCCTCCTGAATTAACGCCAGAGGTTCAAAAGAGAATTCAAGAAGCTCTTGCTGATCTAAACATTGGAGGATCAAGGCCAACGACAAGAAGAGCAGCACCTAAGCCACCACCTAAGCGCAAGACTACGCCTCGCAAGACTGTCGCAAAGAAAGCCGCGCCTAAGTCTGCCATATCCAGAGGACGCAGAACTGGTGACAAGATTATTTCTGGTCTAGCATCGTCAAGGCGTGGCAAAACAGTAAAAGGTAATCCATTTCTTATGGGCAAGAGCAAAGCCGCGCCCAAGAAGACTGTCGCCAAGAAGAAACTCGTTGAGCCGAAGCTTCCTGAGGGGGTGAGGTCTGGAGGCAAGACTTATACGAACCCTGTTAGCGGCGACAAGATGTACCAGCCGCCGATGCCAAAAGTTGGCCGAGGCCAAGTTCAAGCAATGGTTATGCCTACGCCGATTAATTTGACCACGGGCAAGCCAGAAAGGCTGATGATTTCTGAACCAACAAAGCCTAAAGCACCTGATACGCAACAGCTTTCATCAGACCCAAAGATTGCAAAACTACAAAAGTACTTCTTGGATAGAGGTCTAGGTATTCCACCAAGAGCAGAGTCTTCTTTTGAAGAGAAAGAAGATTACAAAGAATACTTAATCGACATGAAGAAGGACGTGAGAAGCAACTTTGGTGACCCAACTAACCCAGCGTTGGGATACAAACCAGAAGAAGCTGCTTACTTGGCAGAAAATCAACCAAAGTATCAAGAGTTCAATGAGCGACTTAAAGAGTCGCAGAGAATGGCCAGAGAACCAAACAAGTATGTTC